TTAAAGAATTTATATATAGTGAAAACGAAGTTAGAAAAATGGGAGTCGATGTAAGTGCTCCCATTTTATTTGACTATAATTCAAATGGCAAATATGATATAATTATTTGTAAAAAAGTTGGTATAAGAAATGGTAATAAGTATACCTATGATAGATTAAATCCAATAGTAATATTAGATAATAATCAAATCAAAGAAATAACTAATTTATGGAAAGGTGGCAGTTCGGTTACAACCGGTGATTTTAACGGAGATGGTTATATTGATATTGCAGAATTTGATAATGGGCCGGAATTTTATGATATAGACCCGTTGCCTACTAAAACTGATTTAGTTGTATGGTGGAATAGTAAAAACGGATTGACGGGAGACTCAGTTATTTTAGATAAAATTTTATGGAACTCATATGCGTTGGCATCCGGAGATTTGGATGGGGATAAAAAAACAGATTTAGTTAGAATGGATTTTCCTCATAATGACAATTATTTTAAATTTAATGGAAAATCATTTGATAAATTACCTATAAATAATTTACCGAATGTAACAAACTCTGGTTTGTTTTTTTCCGATTTGGATGGTGATAGTAGTATGGATGCAATTACATCCGCATATGGTTCACCTAATATTATTTGGAATTTTTTAAACAATAAACAAAAAACAATATTATCAATACCAAAAGGACTTGGTGTAAATAATACAATCGCAGGTGATTTTGATAATGATGGATTTAAAGATATTATTTTTGTATGTCAGAAAGAAAATGTAGCAGGAGAAGTTTTTGAAAATAAACACTATTATCTTTATTACAAAAATAATGGTAAAAATAATTATGAATTGACAATGGACATTTTACCTGAATCGGTATCATATCAACAGGCAAATAATCCATTGTATGTAATTAAAGATATTGACGGAGATGGTGATTTGGATTTTTATAATGTGAATAGTGATTTGAATGCATTTTTTATTAACAACAAAGGAGTATTTAAAAGAGTAAATAAATTTGGTTATGTCATACAATAAGTTTAGATGGTGGACAAAGGGTAGACCGAACAGACCACTTAAAGCAGATGCACCTTTATTATTGAAAATAAGGAATGGTGACTTTGACTATTCATATATGTTTAGTGAAGCAATTGAAATGAGAGAAACGCAACACAAAGTTTACCAACAAGCGTATGATAATTATGGTGGAACGGATGAAAGGAATAGAATACAGGCTGCGTTGGAAGCATCACAAATGAAACGAGTTAAAGCTTTGAAGTTAGAATTTGAAGCAAACAAAGATGAGCAGATGTTATTGTGGAAATTACGAAGTGAACTTACAAAAGAATTCGGTAAAGATTTGTGGGATAAAGCAATGGAACGAAGTCGAGGTAAAGGAACATTGGAAGATTTGTATATGTGGTATAAAAAACAATGTAAAATTGGCACAACAAAAAGTGAAATAGATATTCAATTAAAAAGAAAGAATACATATTTATCATAGATGAAAGACTCACCAATAATATTACACATTGATTTAGGAAATCAGTCGGTTTCTAAATGGTTAGAACAAAATAGATATATTATTTTTTCGGAGTTAGTAAGATATACTGAACGATTGATAAAAGAAAATCTAAATACTATTCAAGCTATAATGGTATCAAATTTATCCGATAATATTGTATTCATAATTAAAAAAGAAAGTGCAAAATTAACATTAGATAAATCTATGGAATATTTTTTATCAATAGAAGAATACGAACAATGTGCTAAAATTCGTGATTTGTATATACTTATTGAAAATCTAAAAAATGAAACAAAAGATATTAAAATTAGTAAATCTAATCAAAGAGGACTTAAAGGCAATAGATAAAGATGGTGTATCACATCCATTGATTGATAATGTTTATGAAACTTTGGAATTGATTGAAGATGAAATTTACGAAGATGATGCACAAGCAGATGCATTGTCATTTGAAGATGAGGATTATTAAAACAAAACAAAATGAATAGGTTATTATTGGGTATCATTTATGGTATCTTTGGGCAGGTATTGTCTTTTTTACAATTGCAAGGAAGTATAAAGTATGGATGGTTTCAAAAATATCCAATTATAGTTTTATTAAGTGCATTACCAACAACATGGATTTATATTAAATCAGTAGAACATTTAGTTGAATGGAGTGACGGTCAATTGTGGCCAAGTAGATTAATTGGATTTGGTATTGGTATTATTGTATTTGTTGGTTTAAGTATGATTTTATTCAAAGAACCATTGACACTAAAAACATTAACGTGTTTAATGTTAGCGGCAAGTATTTTATTAGTTCAAATATTTTGGAAATGATAAGAAAATTAGAGACGGCTAAAGTTGGTGAGGACTTATACGAAATAGTAAAGAGGTTACCAATACAAAAGTTTAGTAGAGAAATAACCGGTGAATATGCAGATACATTAAAACAATACTATGGTGTTGAAAAAATATTGAAATTTAATCAAACAATGGAATATTTATTTGTGAATAAGATTGAGGACTTAGAAATAATACCATGAGAAAAATAGAATCGGTTTCGGTAAATAATTTTTTAGAATTAAAAAAAGAATTAACAAATTCATTAGAATTTTTAGATAAAAACTTTAAAAAAAGAGAAAATAATCCAGAGTGTATTAGAATATATGATTTATTAGATACCGATACATCCTCTTTAAAAGAATTTGATTTATTTAAACAATCTATTTTAAATAAATTTGAACTTACACATTTACAAATAGTAATATATTGTCCGTTTTCATTGACAGGATTTCATATAGACGGAATGGTTAACAGGTATATTATTCCAATAAATTCAAGTGAAAATTCTATAAACTTGGAAGCAGATATCACACATACCATCCCACGTCTAAATGATTATAATGAATATTTACAAGAATATTCTAATGATTTTAAATCGGTAACGAGTATTCAGCAATTACATTTAGAGGGTTGGTTTAAAGATTTTTCACCAAATAATAAAATTTATAGACTGGCTGAAAATGAATGTTGGGAGATAGGTCAAAATCCACATACTCACATTAACATATCATTCTACCATAGAATCATAATTGTATTTGATACAAAAAAACGAATAAATGAAAACTAAATTATTTGACCCTGTATGGGTACCTGGTGTTCCTTCTGCCGAAAATCTAAAAGAAAGGTTAAATAATCATTCTCAATTTCAAAAACTAACATACGATACCATTGATGAGTTAGAGCAGAAAATAAAAAAAATGGGATTTGTAGATGTTTCCGAACTTTTACTTTGGGATGAAACCGAAACACATAAAATTTATATTTTTAAATTTAATAAAAACGAATCTGGTAATTTAATAAAAATATTTTTTTTACAACTTAATAGAAATAATATACATAATAAAAAAATTATATTTATAAATCCAACTGAAACCTGTGCTAGTGATTTTGAAGATATTTACACCAATGATAATTATACATTTGTTATACCTTATATGTGGCATGAAGTCGGTACTAGATTGTATAGTAAATCAATGTATGATGGGTTGGTAGTATATCAATGGGAGAAATTTCAAAAAATTTTACAACAAAATTATAGGCCGTTTTTATTATCACATTTGGTAAGGAGAGGACATGCACGAAGATATGATTTCTTTAAAAAAATGCACTCATTTCAAAATAAAAACTTTTTAGTTAATTATTTTAATGCTAATTTAACAGCAAAAGGTGAACGAGATGAAACAAAAGAATTAGAATTTTATGAAAGGGATGGTATTCAATTTCCATATTCCTCACATGAAGTTGTTGAACCTGTAAAATTTCATGCACAATTTAGTGGAAGTCAATTTATGTTTACTAATATATGTTTATTGAGTATGTCTAAATTCAATTTAGTTGTTGAATCAAATACCGGAACCGCTGGTGTGTTTACTGAAAAAAGTTTATTCCCTTTCATAACAAAAACAATTCCTATTTTAGTAAATGGAATAAATCATATTAACTTTTTAGAAAAAATGGGATTTCATACATTTGTCGATGAGTTAGGAATTAGAGAAGCTCAATATAATTCATATAATCCTGGTAATGAAAATAATGATGTATATTATAAACCCTATTTTGATTTGTTGGACAGAATAAACAATGGTGAATTTGATAATTTTTATGAAACACAATTGGATAAATTAGAACATAATTATAAACTTGCATTGGATATTCAGGCAGGTAATTTTGAATATTAGTATTATGGCTGAAGTAATAAGAATGCCCAGATTAACTGATACAATGGAGCATGGTATAATTTTACAATGGTATAAACAAATCGGAGACCAAATAAAAGTTGATGACCCAATTGTTGAAATAGAAACCGATAAGGCAGCAATGGATTTGGATAGTTATTGGAAAGGGTATTTGTTATATCAGGGAGGTCAAAATGGAAATGAAATAAATGTAAACGATATATTGTGTATCATTGGTGAACAAAACGAAAATATAAATGATTTATTTAGATAGTAAAGAATCCGTAAAGATAGCAATTGATAATGATATTTTAAAAAATAAAAGAGTATTAATTGTATTTGGTGATAGTTGGACAAATAATACTTACTTACAAAATTATAGAACTTATCCTAAAAAAACTTGGTCATATCAATTAGCAGAGAAATTAAACTACCATGTGGTTTTAAATATTTCTTGGGATGGTGGCTCGAATGTTGAAATATTTGAACAATGTTTATTAACGATGTCGTTATATGAAGATTACGAATTTAATAAATGTAAAATAAAAGAATTGGGATGTGTTGATATAAAAGTGATAATAGGGTGGTCATCACAAATAAGAGATTTCAGTCCGATACATAAAATATTTAGACCATTTAATGTTACAAATATACCTTATGTCAGTTTTGGAGAGGAAAGTGTTTTATCAAAAACTTATTTTAAATTTATAGATAAAATAATGAGAAAAGAGTTGTATCAATATACGACGCAGGTTCAAATAATTTTATTACAAGAATATTTTAAAAATCATAATATTGATTTCTATTCTTTTATGGCATTCACACCGTTGGTTGAAAATGAATTACAAAATACCGAATGGGATTTAAGAGAACATATCGATAGTCATAAATTTTATGGATTGTATTCGGATATTAATAGTATGGCTCAAAAATTAAATAGTTTAATCAATTCGGATATAAAAAATGAATTTGTATTTGACCAACCCCATTACAATAATACAAATTTTATTTCAATATTTTCTAAATTCTTTAATAAGAAAAAAGAATACAAAGATTTTTTAGAATTACAAAATAAATTAAAAATAAAAAGTGATTATCATATAGAAGATGGACACCCGAATGAATTGGGATTAAAAGTCATATGTAATGAATTATTTCAAATGATTGATACTTATTCTTATAAAAATTTAATATGACAAAGAGAGAAACCAAATCCGCTAATCGTAAAACAATGGCCAACAAAACGAGAAGTGAACAATTAAAAAAGAAAAATTATCGTAAACATACATAAAATTCTTGCATGCCATGTGAAATGGGATGTCTCTTAATTGAGGTGTCCCATTTTTATTTGGTAATATCAAAAATTTGTTGTATATTTAAGTATTAAAAAGAAGTTATGTTAGATAAGTTAGTAGACCTATTAGTTAGGTTTGGTATGGATATGTTACCATTTGTTATTATAGAACAATGGAATGGTGCAGTTCAATTAAGATGTGGAAAATTTATAAAAGTATTATCTCCTGGTATTCATTTTAAGATACCATTTTTTGATTCGGTTATTGAATGTCCTGTTATTACTCAATCAGTCAATTTGCCCTCACAAACCCTAACTACATTAGACGAACAAAGTATTGTATTAAAATCAATTATCAGATACAAAGTAAGTAACATACAAACTTATTTATTAGGAGTGATGCACGCAAACGATGTTCTAATTGATACGACGCAGGGTATAATTAGAGACGTGGTTGAAATGACAACATGGCCTGGATTAGTGGATGTAAATTCACAAATAACAAATGAAGTTAAAGAATATGTAGTTAGGTGGGGTATTGAAATTGAAGCAGTAACAATAACAGATTTGGGATTAGTAAAAAGTTTCCGTATATTTGGAGACGAAGCACACAAAACAACAATATTACCAACCGATATATAATGGATAAAAGATACGCAAAACAAATAATAGAATGGGCAGAGGATGCAAAAGAAACCTTAACCATTCGTAAAGAAATTATAATAGATGAAAATGTTACCGATGAAAAATTAGGTAATATTATTCGTATGATGTATAAGGCAAAAGTGGAAACACAAAATGAAACAATTTTAAAAACAAAACAAAATTTAGAAAAATGAAAAAATGGGAAATAGCAAACAATAGAACACAAATAAATAAAGATATAGTAAATATACTACCTTTTATTAAAGTATGGTATAGTAAAAATTACTTTTTTGAAACAGGAGTATTTACGCCAGCATTTGGAATAGCAATTAGTTGGTTAAAGTGGAATTACTATTTAACAATTCAACAAGGATATAAAAAATAATGAAATCGGAAAAACTTATGGCACTTTACAAACGAAAAAAAGAATTGCAAGAGCAAATCATTTATTGGGAGAAATTTCAGGGAGTGAATTGGTTAGGTAAATGGGGCAGAAGTGTTAGGTTAGAAGTATTAAAAGAAAAGTTTGCAAAGATAGAAAAACAAATAACAAAATCAAAAAATAAATAAGTTATGGAATTAATTATAACATTAATAGTATTGATTATAATATGGTGTATTGCATTTATGGTAGGTAATAAACAAGGCACAAACCAATTAATCAATCAAATTAAAAAGGATGGTGGGTATTATGATATGGAATATACATCATCGGTATATCCAATTTTAGACCCAACAAGTTCATTAAACGAAGTACCCAAAGAATTATTAATGGGTGGTGATATTGAAAGGACACTACATATTGCCGGTATCAAAGAAGCAACACCTGCGAAAATAACAGAATGGGAAAATGAAAGGAGAGCAAAAGTTGAAACTAAAACTGAATTATCTATGGATAGTTTATTGAGTAAGTTAAATAAAACGGACTTACAAATTAAAGCAGGTATAATAGAAAATACGGATAAAACAGGAGCTGATATTAAAATTGAAGTGAAAGAAATTGACCCGATTGAAGAATTGAAATTGAAAACGGATGCTGCAAGAAAACAACATGAAAGGGAAAGGCAGGAACGAATTAAAATTGACTTTGATGCATTAAATTTTAGTAGAATATCCAATGAAGCTAGAAAACAAATAACTGAAATAGTAAAGCAGGATTTGGAAAATAAAATAAAACAAATTGAAAAAAATACTCCTGAAATAAATGAAGATACAAAATCGGAAGGGGATTTTATGTATAATTGGATAAGAGAAAAAAGTGGAAAAAAAGACCCCGTATCTAAAAAAAGAAAACCCAAAACTACAAAAGAGTGGGAGGATGAATTTGATATTGGAGGAAATTCGTAATATATGAAATGGATATTAATTTTATTACTACCATTTTCAATATCAGCACAAACATACGATACTACCTGTCAAATGATTTATTATCAAAAGAGTTTAATAAAGAAAGGTAAAGTTGAATTGTATGGTTACACATCATATGATTTGTGGTGGGCAGATGAAAGTGGAATGGGTATAACAATAACAATACCTAATAAAAGAAAAAAGAAAAAACATAAACATTGAGTTGGACTTGCAGATATTGTGGTAAAGATACATCGGATATCGATTATGATTATTTGGATGGATACGACCATTTATCATGTGCACTAAATAATAACAAAATGAAAATAACAAATTTGAAAATAAGTAATCCTGAAAAGATTAACACAAAGAATCTATGTTTAGATAAGTCAACGATTGATATAAACTATATGGGACGCAAACATAAAACAAAAGATTATGGAAATGTCGGATGTACCTTTTATGAATTTATAGCTACAAAAGATTACAATAGTCAATCTACTATATTTCAAATAGAGGATGAGATAAAAAACAACAAAGTTGAAGTTACCATATTAAAATCTGGTAAGATGACGATTGATGAATTTTCTATTGAATTGATAAAAGATAGGAGTAAGTTGATAAACAAAATGATTGAGTGGGTAAACGAAAAAGTATCTTAATATGAAAATAAAAGGTTGGGAAAAAATAAGTGGATATACATACAAAGGATATACAATTGTTAATCCAATACATAATGCACATGAAACAAAGTATGAAGCAACTATATTAAATTTGAATTTGCCACAAAAACCAAAATGGGAATTGCATGTATTAACACCTGCACATAAATTCAAACAAGATAATCATTTTAGTATTACTATGTGGGATGACCAGAATTTTCTTACAAGACGGCAAATAACAATTCAAAGAATGAGGTCTATTTCAAATTTCAGAAATGAATTTGAGGAAATGGTTGACGAGTTATTGAAAATACAATTAATATCGGCACCACGTATTAGTTCTTTAAATAGTGGAATATCCAACCATGTAAATAATAGTGGGACTACGATACCATATGGACAGCTGATTCAAAGTATAAAAAATTTAAATACAATTAACTAACAATGCTAACAATAAATAATTTAAACAAAATAGTTAGATACCCAATAGGATATTCCTTTCGTGTGAAGTCAATGGTTTGTGGGCATACAAATTATCATATCAGTTTAATAGATGGCAAAGGTCAATGTAGAGACTTAAAACTTAATCGTATGAAAGGTAGACGAGATAAATACACACTATCACACGGCAACCATTTTTTATATTTGAAATTTTCAGACATACACAATTTAGATTTTTTTTGTAAACAATTAAAAAGATTGATATGTTAAAAATAAAAAACATACAAACAATAATAGGACAAGAATATAACGAAGTCTTTAATATTATTGGAGTTAAAGAACATAAAGACCACTACGAATTTACATTAGGATATGATGCTACTATAAAACCGGCAGTAGAAACAATATTACTACATAGAAAGCAAACCGATAACGGGATGTATATAATGGAGTATAACAATAAAACCCTTTGGTTAAATACGAATGAGTTTGATACTACGGACAAAATTATCATTTGCATGCAGACTATCTAATTTGGTAAAGTGAAAAATTTGTCGTATATTTACTATATGAGTATAGGATATGCATGTATTAACCTTTCATTAGGTAAAAAGATTACAACGAATAGAACAATGGTTAAACGAACTTTCATAGCAAAGGGAGTTGACTATGTATCGGATTTGGTATTGCAGAATGTTGCAGACCTCGAACGAATTATAGACTGGAACGAACAAAACGGAATTAAAATGTATCGCATGAGTAGTGAGATGTTTCCGTGGGCAACTGAATATGAATTTACTGAATTAAAAGATTGGAACGAAATACAAAAGATACTACAAAGATGTGGTGAAAAGGCAACAATGTATAAACAAAGATTATCATTTCACCCCGGTCCGTTTAATGTATTAGTATCACCAAAAGAAAATGTGGTATTGAATACAATTAAAGATTTAGAAGTGCACGGCAGAATTATGGACGCAATGGAATTATCTAAAACACCTTACAACAAAATTAATATACATTGCAACGGAGTTTATGGTGACAAGATTGCAGCAATGGATAGGTTTTGTACTAACTTTGACAAACTATCTAATTCAGTTAAGACAAGACTAACAATTGAAAATGATGACAAAGCAAGTATGTATTCAGTTAAAGACTTAATGTATATTCATAGTAAGATTAACATACCTATTGTATTTGATTATCACCACCACACATTTAACACAGGAGATTTGAGTGAACGAGATGCATTGGCATTAGCAATTACAACGTGGCCGAAAGGTATAACACCGGCAGTTCATTATTCCGAAAGTAAATCATTACATGAAAACAATACAAAAATTAAAGCACAAGCACATTCCGATTATATTACAACCCTCCCCGATACATACGACATGGGTGTGGACATTATGGTTGAAGCAAAACAAAAAGATTTAGCAATATTAAAATTTATATAAAATGAAAAACTTAATTATAATAGGACACCCCGATAAAAAGAGTTTCTGCTACAATGGTATTAAAAAAACTATTGAAGGGTTTTTAAAACAAAATAAAGAGGAAACGTGTGTAATTGATTTATACAAAGAAAATATAACATTTGAATTTTCAAAAGATACAATCAAAAGATACAAAGAGTTAATAACATGGGCAGATAGGATTTATATTATATCTCCCGTATGGTGGTTTAGATGCACACCTGCAATGGAGGCATTCTTTGACCAAATATTTACGCCGGGGTTTGCATATAAGTTTACACCCGTTACAAAAGTGTATGGATATCCGACACCTTTATTGAGTGATAAAAAAGTTAGAACTTATTTGACACATGGAGCACCTGCATTGCCCGTATTAACAATGTATTTTAATTCAGTTAAATTGAGGTTGGTTATGGGAGTTTATTCTTTTGTATTTGGTTGGTTTAAAACAAAGACTAGACAATTTTGGAGTGTGCCGTTTGTTTCACAAAATGAAAGGTTGGTATATTTAGAGAAAGTAAAAGAGGATATTAAAAGGGATTTAAAAAAATAAAAATTATGAAATTAGAAGAATGGAAAACTCTATCCCAAGAAGAAAAACAAAAGTTTTGGGAAAATGAAAAAAACAAATTAGAAGCTGAGAAATTAAAATTAGCTGAAGCAATGGAGTTGGCTAAAGAAGATTAAAACTAAAATTGACTAGTATGAAAATAATATACATGCAAAGGACAATTGAAATGATTGTTAAAAATGAAATTGAATTGTCAGCAGATAGTTTACTCAATACAAAACCGACAAGAGTTGAAACACACAAAGAACAAAACTATTTAGTATATGAGTTTGACAATAACGAACTATAAGAAATTAGAAAGTTGGTCACATAATTATAAAGAGTTTATGATAGGTGAGGTAACCGAAAACCAAAATGAATATTGTTTTAGAGTGGGATATAACGGCATACCTTATACAATAAAGATATTTAGACAGGGAACAATAACAAAAGAATATGAAGTAGTATTAAGGGATGGAGCAGATATTACACAATACGGCAGAGAATGGATAGCAGGTAGAAAATTAAAATCATTAGAACTAACTGCATTAATATTTGAAGCATTGATAGTAAGATTTAAACCAAAAGCACAAACACAAACGAATAACAATATAAACTATTTTCCCTCTTAATAACAAAGGGCGGGGGTTGGGGGCAAGTCGAATTAGGAAAATTTTTTTGATAGTCATGCAAAACATAAAACAAAGTTGAATAACAATATAAAACAAAATAAAATGGAAAGGTTAAAAAGGATTTGGAATGTAGTATGTGTGCCAACGGCATTTTTCTTAGGAGCATTAAATATGTGGATAGGTGAAACGGCAGTAGGTTGTTTATTTATTCTATTTGCGACAAACGAAACTATAAACAATAAAACAATATAGTATGAGAGTAGAATTTGGAATGAGTGTATTTAGTAAACGAGAAACACTATTAGGATTAGAAATTACAACGCACAATGGAGTGAGTGTAAAGGATGGCGAGTTATGTAGTGAACGAGTAGTGGAATTTAGTATTGGAATTTGCTTTGCGATATTCACAATAGGTTTCGTTACATTGGGTAATAAGATTGAAACGCCGGATAATGTATTGAAAGCAATGAAGGCATTTGAAAGTGAATTAGAAAAGTAATATGCAACATCTAAAACTATATCCCGATACAATAGGATTGACATATAGACCGACTTGCGTAATATACAAAGGTAAAAGGTATGACGCACCCGTATTCCTTACTACATTGCAGAGTGTGGATTATATTGTAAACCTATTGAGAACGGGTGAGTGGAAAAACTAAAACAAATTTGAAAAGTAAGATAAAATAAATTCAGCAAGGAATGATTAAGATAGTAGTATTAATAGTAGTAGGTATAACACTTATAGTAAGTAGTATAATAGAATGGAATAAGGATATAAAGAGAATAAAAGAATTAGAGAATAGGTTAGAACAATACTATAAGGAAAGGGAAAAAAGATTAAAGGATAAAAATATGCTATAAGATATGTTAACAATAGAAAACAAACATACACTAATCAATCAAAGAATAGTATTGAATGTAATAAGACCTGATTTAAGGGGAACTTACTTTGTATATAATATTTGGGATGGTTGGGGTGATACTCGTTACGATATACACATGCGACATATAAACAAATTGCATAGTGATGTGGAATTGGTACTATTAAGGGTTAAAACGGGTAAGGGTTACACACTTTGTAATAAGAATAAACCAAAGAATAGTATGTTATTGAGTAGTGAACAAATAAAACATAAACAAACATTTTTAAAAGCTATTGAAGTAGTAATGATAATGAAGTAATATGAATGTAAGTATAAACGATATTAAAGAAATAGAAACCCAATTAAGTATAACACTAACGGATTTGCAAAGGGATAAGATACTTAATGAATACAATACTATAATAGGGGATAGGGCAGAAAGTTGGGATGAGTTAATAGAACTTTTAATCGTAAAACAAGCTACAATCCAAATACTAAAAGATAAAAATAAGTAAGTATGAATAATAACGAACTAAAAACAAAAGATATAGTAGAGGGTATAACCTTTATATTAATGTGTATTGCGATAATAGGTATGGTATGTGTATTATATGAAGTGAATGAATTAAAAGGATTGAGTAAGGGTGCAAGTAATTTTAGGAGTATAGCAAATCAAAAATAGAATGATAATAAGAATAATGATACTAATGTGGATTGCATGGATGGTTGCAAGACATATAGATAAAAAAAGATAGTATGAGTAATAAACATCAAATAAAAAATATATTCCTTATACACAATCTAATAAACGGAATAAAACAAAAAGGATTTGCAAGTCGTGCAACATACATCTACTTGAAAAAATTATATAGTAAATAAGATAGTTGGTATATCAATCAATACTATATCAAAATAAATAATGTAGTGTTAATTTGTGGGTAAAAGTGGTAATTTGTGTTAAAGAGTGGTAAAATGTTTATGTATCAAATTAAAATCGTTACATACTTACACACTACAAAGAAAACAAAACACTATAAAAGTATATCAGGGAATGAATTTATATCCCACCCTTGCGTTCTGCGAAACAATTTTTTTTCCTGAGTAGAAAATATCTGCGATAAAATAAATTCGGTGAGTGGTCTGTAACCCTTTGCCTGTATGGATTGCCGGTCATGCGCAGTCTAACTATTAAGATACGAAAAATTATTGACATTGCCAAATCCTTACTGGCATTGAGTTTCATCTAACATATCAATTGATTCATTAGAAATTATTTAAGTCAACGTGGACTCGAAATAAATAATCTTTAAAATATACTGGATTCATTAGAAATTTACTAAATGCATAACTCATTGATAATCAATGTGCCGGCGTAAAGCACTGGTAATCAACGCATTAGGAATCAAAAATTCTTTATTGAGTATCAACCAGTTACATATATTATTTTTTGTTATGCCCGTAACTCGTTGATAATCAATAATAAATCTTTTCAAAATATTTGGTAGATTCGGGATATTGTCGTATCTTAGTGTATTGAGTTGAAAGTATAACTCCTCACATAGTAAAAAATTATAATATGAATAGTAGAATGACAAACGAATTTACCGAAACCGCTTTTAATACATCTCGTAATGAGAGACCTATTTATAGGAATTTTGCTGCGAGTAAAATGTCTCAATCGGTTAAACCAAAATCAATGGTTGAATTTACTGACTTTATGGGTCGTAAACATATCGTTGCGGTTCGCAATAATACCGAATTGAAAAAACAAATGAAGTTTTTTGGTATGTTGAAAAAAGAAGCTACTACGATTAAACAAATTATCTCGCAATATCCTATCAAATTGGGTAAGGTTGAAAAACGTTTTATCGCAGAGTGTAAAAGAGAATTAAAACAATTCGGTTTAACGAAAAAAGCTATTGATATAGTGTTAGGATAATCTAACACTATTTTCGTTTAAAGTAATTAAGTAAAGTAAAAATAAGAATATGAAAAGTAAAGTAAACACAAAGTCTCTATATGAGATTAAGAAAGTCAAAAGAGTTATGAGAATGAAGTCCGAAGGATTTGAACCTACATCTTTTGAAGTATATAAAGTATCAGGTCCTAATAAATTTAGGAAATACTTTGTAAGTCGTAAAGACGCTAAGTCATTCATTGATGGGTATACCGATACCAAAATGACATTAGGAATAGTAAAAAACATTATGAACGAAATTAAAATGAAATAGTATGTATAACGAAAACGAAATAACACTAACAATGACTAAGAAACAATTAAAGTCAGTTGTATCATTGATGGGTATCGCATTAGAAACCGATTGTAAACCAATGAATGATATGAGTAACAAAAAATTAGAAAATCTATCAATACTATATCAAGTCTTAAAGGATATGTCAAAACAAGCAAAATAATATGATAACAATAGGAGAATTTTTAGTAATATCAATCGTATCAATTTTAGTATACGCATTAGTCAAAACAATAATACAAACCATTAAAACAAAGTAATATGAATAACATACCAACACATAACCCACATACATTTGACGGATTCGATTCACCTCGTGATATTTGGGAAGAGAAAGTAGGATATGATTCTGCGAATAAGAAAATGATTGCAAAGGTATATAAACACTTATACAATGTAATGGAGTTCACAACGAAACCATCGTGGGTAAAGATAATTACCGAAATGTTAATCGAAGATAATAAATTGGGTAAGGTAAGTCTTAACGGATACTATTCAACCATACGCACTAACTTAAAAGACATTGGAGTAATACAATACAACGGACGTAAGGGATTGAGTAAAGGGCCCAATTGGGATAGGTTCTTTGGTAACGAAGATTGGAGTTGGTTTATAACTAACACAAATAGTGGTGGGTATGGCACGATTGTAAAATAATAAAATTAATTAGTATGAATAGAAAAAAACGAAACGATAGAAACCACATAGTATATGAAATAGTCAATACTGAAAATGGTAAGAGTTATATTGGTATTACTGCCGCAATAGGTAGACGCTTCCACTACTCTGCTAAATTAAGATTACAAAAACATTTCAGTCGAGCTCGTAAAGAGAATAAGAATTGGGCACTTTACAATGATATGAGAGAGTACGCACAAGAAGTATACGACTTATTCATCGTTAAAGTAATAAGAGGTAAAGCTGCCGCACACCAATACGAAACAAAGCAATTGCAAAAGTTTCATTATGAATTAAATAGTACACATTAATATGCAAAGGTCAATACCCTGGTATCCATTCAACGAAGTAATTAAAAACATTAAAAGATAATAGTATGAGTAAGAGTAAAGTAAAAGAAATTAAGTTAGGTAAGAGAGGTTATAAAGCCATAGTAAAGAATAAGAAATTCAACTTTGGTGATGGCAAGCACATCTATGAAGTGATTGAGTTATCAGGTCCCAAGATGGACAAGCCACGTATCTTTGTCGACGAGGAAAGTGTACGCAAGTATGTAGGTGATATCGAAGTGGAAATGAAAATGGATAAGTTAGAGAATAGCTTAATCAAAAATGTATTAAGTAAGAAGGATAAAAAAGAAGTCCTTGCGTCTAAAGAGTTAAGTGATATGATACCAGCATTAGAGGTATTAGTCGATGCTAACTTTAGAGACAATAACGCAAAGAGACCAGAAGATACGGATAAATAAAAACATTGTCGGCGTGGGGTATATATTTTTCATACTTTACCTCATGTCCGATACAATATTAGATTTGGTAATGTCAAAAATTTGTCGTATATTACATATAACAAAGACATTAACAATAAAGATACAAGCGAAGCTGAGGTAAAAGGAACCCGCCTCAATGGAGCTTGAACAATTAATAATTAAAGGGAACCAAAAAAACAACATGGCTAAGAAAATTAGTACAAAGGTGAATTATCAGGTAACAGAATTAGTAAACAACTTAAACGAAGCGGCAACGACTCAAAGTGAACAAAAGAGAGATTTCTTTACCACTAAGGCGTTATACAATGCTAAAAGATTATCATCAATCTTATCAACTGCGAAAGTAGGTGCTATGGCATTAGTGTTAACTATTGGTATGGTAGCATGTTCTGCTCCTGCAACTGAAGTTAAGGCTGATTCAACTGAAGCATCTGCTCCAGTAAGTGCTGATACAACTGCAACGCAAGTAGTAGATACTGCATCAGTAGTAAAATAATTTAGCACGAGGTTGTAAAGATTCCATAGCAATATGGTTGTAAAGATTCCTCGTCCTAATGAAGCGGTGAAGGTGTAATGGTATCCACACGGACGTAAAGCCCGCGGGTAGCACGATAGTCTTCCAGATTATAAGATGTAGTTCAATTCTACATCACCGCTCTATATATCAAAAGCATATTGGTTACTTTACAAATAGGTTATTCTCCGATTTACTTTACAAAGAAAGCTTTGATATTCTTTAAAGTGGCATCCCAATAGTGCCACTTTTTTTATAACCAAAACAATAGGATGATTTATTTAAACACAAAGGTTGAAAGTTTAGAGAGAAAGCATGCCGTAGCGATAGCAAATATGGCATTGCGATGGTGCCGGAAGCATATGGGTACAAATAAAAGAAAGAAGTACGAACCAATATGGTCAGTACGCATAGGGTGGGATAGTGATTGTGGTGAATATGATGCAACGGATAATGAAGTACATATATACTATAACAACTGTTACGATGTAAGAGAGTTGATAGGTACTTGCATACACGAATGGACACACCAACTACAACCGATATTAACAAAGTACGATAAGTACCCAGGTACATATAGTAGAAACCCATACGAGAGGCAAGCAAGACGAAACGAAGATAAATATTTAAGACCGTGCTGGTCACACATAAAACAAAAATCAAAATGGATTACGCAATACACAAACTTAAACAAGACGAGATAGTATTAATGAAGAAGATTAAATCATTGCAAGACGGTAAACCTAAATGGGCAGCGTCAAAGCAGTTAGATGA